ATGATAGTAGTAGTTTGTTTTTTTGTTTTGTTAGATTATTATCGGCAGTCCTCAGTCCACCAGACTCTTGCCTCGGTGTCTACCCAGCACTCAACGCCCCTTCTGTCAGCGTAGAATCTTGCGGCTTGCCCAAGCTCGCCATTGTTGTTTTTGTCTGCGTGTTCTTGGCGTTGCTTTCTGTTAGCCTCCCAAGCTGCGTCGGTTGGCCAACAGGTTCCGATCTCCACGCAGTCAACGATCTCGCCTGATTTGTTTTTGAATTGCTTTGTCATGGTAGTAGTATAACAGTTATTGAGTTAAACGCAAGGATTATTTTGATTTATTTTAGAGCCAGTCTTGCTCTCTGTTTTGTTCGTGCGCTTTAAGTATGCGCTCTATAGCAGATGCCCCTTGTGGACAGTCGGACTTGATCCAACCAACAAGGAAGCAAAGATCATCCCGCATTACCTGCGCCGCAC